ATGACCGCCGGGTCCAAGCTCATTTGGCTCACCCCGAGGCGGATCTACGGGCATTATCTGGACGAGGCCGTGACCACGGACGGGACGCCGGTTCTCGACGTCATCGAACAATGCCGCGAGCAGCTCGGCTTCGAGGCATCGGCGTTCGAGATGAGCGGCGCCAAGGCCGAGGACCGCCCGGAGTACGAGCGGCACGTCAAGCCGATCCAGGAATGTCTGCACGAAGCGCTGGCCGGCGTTCGCAAGCTGATGATGAACCAAGCCGAGACCGGCGGGTGGATCGGCTTCGGGCGGCGCCACCCCGACGTCGGGGAGGAGATCATCCCGGCCCGCTACTGGCCGTTCCTGACGCTGGACCTCGACAACCGCGTCGCCAAGGGCGACGACATGACCTTCCGGGCCGTGCGCGGGCTGATCACCCGGCAGATCCCCGATAGCCACGGCATTTTCGGCCTGATTCGGGAGGCCCAGCGGGTTCCCGACAACGAGACGGCGCCCGCCGCGGAGCCGGAGCCGTCGCCACGCCCAGCGCTCACCGTGCCGGTGACAGGCGCTCCGGGGCGGCCGTCCTCGATGCACCTGATCCGCCAGGAGTTCGACCGCCGGGTCGAATCCGGCGCCATCAAGACGTCGCTCAACAAGGAATCGAAGGCCCTGTCGGCATGGCTCTCGGCGGCCCATCCCGAGATGCCGCCGGCCACCGCGAAGACCATCGCGAACAATCTTCGCGAAGCCTATCGCACCGCCAAGCAGTCCATCTAACCCAAAAACCCCTGCCCGGAATTATCGTTTCAGGTCCCGTTTCGGGCGGCTTTTTCGGGTTCGTCTTTCATCGTCACCTGTCCCGACACGGCGGCCCATGCCGCGTTTTGACCGTGGAGGACATGATGACGACCCAACACGCGCAGCTTCTGTCGGAGACCGTCGCGCCGGACATCTTCGACGGATACATCGACGAGCACGAGTACTGCCGCCAGCGCGGCGTCTCGCTCAGGACGGCGCAACGCGACCGGCAATTGCGCCAGAGCCCACCCTACATCACCGTCGGCAAACGGGTGCTGTACCGCATCGAGGCGGTCCGTGACTGGCTCCGCGACCAGGAGCGCCACGCCGAGCGCCGAGCCAGCGCCCCGCCGCCCGAGGCCTACGCCGCCATGACCATGATGCCGGTGCTCTACGGCGTCAACACGGCGATCATCGAGACCCGGCCCGAGCAGGAGATTCAATGGGTCAACTTCCTGCAAGGCGTCCAGGCCGATCTGCCCATGATCATCGCCACCGTCGCCGGAGGCCAGGCATGATGGACCTGCCCGGCCACGCCCGGATGTACCTGGCGCTCGGTTTCGCCGTGCTGCCGCTGCACTTTCCGTTCAAGCGGGACGGCAACCTCCAATGCTCCTGCACCCAGAAGGACTGCCGGCAACCGGCCAAGCATCCCTTCGGTCGGCTGGTCCGAAACGGCCTCAAGGACGCGAGCAAGGACGCCGAGCTGGTCACAGGCTGGTTCGCCAACGCCTCGCTCAACATCGGCATCGCCACCGGCGCCGCCAGCGGCATCGTCGTCCTCGACGTCGATCCCCGCCACGACGGCGACGCGGCCCTGGCCGCGCTCGAACGCGACCATGGCCCCATTCCCGAGACCTGGCGTTTCCTGACAGGTGGCGGCGGCGAGCACATCCTGTTCCGCCATCCCGGCCATAGGGTCATGAACAGCGCCGGCGCGCTCGGTCCCGGCCTCGATGTCCGTGGCGACGGCGGTTACATCGTCGCCCCACCGTCGCGCCACGTTTGCGGGCGGCCCTACGCCGTCTCGGTCGATCACCACCCCGAGGACGTTCCGCTGGCCGACGTCCCCGACTGGCTCCTGAAGCGCATTGTCAGCGACAGGGCGGCGGACAAGGCAAAGAAGACCGCCGAATGGCGCAAGGTGAGCCGTGACGGCGCCGCCAACGGCGAGCGCAACGTCACCATCGCCAGGCTTTCGGGTCTTCTGCTCGGACGGCGCATCGACCCGCATGTCTGTCTCGACCTGATGCTCGCCTTCAACGCGACGCGCTGCCGGCCGCCTTTACCCGAAGACGAGGTGGCCATGACCGTCGCCAGCATCGCCCGGCGCGAATACCAAGGCCGCTCCGAGCGCCGCCAGGGAGAGGCGCGCCATGGCTGACATCCACGATCTGTTCGACGAGATGATGAAGCGCGGCGACGGCCCCAGGGACGTTAACGACGACAGGCCGCCGCAATACGCCGACGAGGCCCTCGCCCTGCGCTTTTCCGACACCCATGCCGACGATCTCCGTTACGTCAATCTCTGGGGCCGGTGGTTGCGCTGGGGCGGACAACGCTGGCAGGCCGACGAAACGCTCGAAGCCTTCAATCTGTCGCGCGTCACCGCCCGCGAAGCCTCCAGTGAAGCCCTGGCCGAAGGCAAGGGCATGAAGCTCGCCTCGGCCATCGCCAGCGCCAAGACCGTCGCCGCCATCGAACGGCTGGCCCGCGCTGACCGGCGTCACGCCAGCCGCACCGAAGACTGGGACGCCGATCCCTGGCTGCTGAATACGCCGGACGGCACCGTGGATCTGCGCACCGGCGATTTGCGCCCGCACGACCGCACCGACCTGATCACCAAGATCACCGCCGTCGCGCCGGGCGGTGACTGCCCCCTCTGGCTCCGGTTTCTCGAGCGCGTGTTCGACGGCGACCAAGCCCTCGTCGCCTTCGCCCGGCGCATGCTCGGCTACAGCCTCACCGGCTCCATCCGCGATCATGCGCTGTTCTTCCTCTACGGCACCGGCGGCAACGGCAAGGGCGTGTTCCTCAATACCTGGCACAAGATCATGGGCGACTTCTCCCGCGTCGCTTCCATGGAGACCTTCGTCGCCAGCAGGACCGACCGCCACCCCACCGACCTCGCCATGCTGCGCGGCGCGCGCATCGTCATCGCCCAGGAGACCGAGGACGGCCAGCGCTGGGCGGAATCCCGCATCAAGGCGCTCACCGGCGGCGATCCCATCTCGGCCCGCTTCATGCGCCAGGACTTCTTCACCTTCGAGCCCGCCTTCAAGCTGATCATCGCCGGCAACCACAAGCCCAGCTTGCGCAACGTCGACGAGGCCGTGCGCCGGCGCTTCAACCTCGTGCCCTTCACCGTCACAATCCCCAAGGCCGAGCGCGATCCGGACCTGCCCGAGAAGCTCCAGGCCGAATGGCCCGGTATCCTCGCCTGGGCGATTCAAGGTTGCCTCGAATGGCAGCGCATCGGCCTCGCCCCACCGCCCGCCGTGCTCGACGCCACCGAGGAATACCTGGCCGACGAGGACGCCCTGGGGCGCTTCCTCGACGAACGCTGCGAGACCGGCGACCTGCTGGTCATGTCCGAGGTCCAGGCCCTGTTCGCCTCCTGGCGCGACTGGTGTGCCTCCACCAACGAGTACGCCGGCTCCACCAAGCGGTTCAGCCAGAACATGGAAACCCGTGGCTTCCGCCGCGATCTCCACCCGTCCACCCGCCGCGCCTGTTTTCGCGGCGTCCGCCTCGTCGTGGCGGCCACCACCATGGGGAGCGGCTTCGATGACGCCTGACCCGCAAGCCATTGATTTTGCTGACTTCGAAGGGATCGAAGAGATCCTCCCTTATCAGGCGTTTCGCGCGCACGCGCGCGCGTGTACGTCCTATAAGGACCAATCCCTTCGATCCCTTCGGACGGCGCCCACCGGCGACCCAGGGCGCGCACGGGCGGCCAACGTCGCGATGGGCGCGGGTCCTGTCGGGCCGATTCGTATGCGGTGGTGCCAAGCGCAAAACCCGTCCAGCGCGAGGCCCGGTAATGGCTAAACTCAACGCCGCGACCGAAAGCAAGACTGCCTTCGCCGCCAGGGTCGGCCTCACCAAGGGGCGCATCTCGCAGCTGGTGGCCGAGGGCCTGCCGGTACGCCGCGACGGCAGGATCGACGTCGATGCCGGGCTTGCGTGGATCGAGAACAACCTGGACCCGGCCCGGCGGGGCAAGGGCGGCGCGCCCGCCGTCACCGGCAAATCTGCCACCCTGGCCGAGGCCCGGCGCCTGCACGAGATCGTCAAGGTCCAGCGGGCCAAGCTCGCCTTCGAGCGCGAAAAGGGCCTGCTGATCGACGCCGGCGCCGCCGAGCGCACCGTCTACGCCCGCGCCAAGGCGGAACGCGACGCCCATATCGCCTGGGTGCAGCGTTCCGCGCCCGTCATCGCCGCCGAACTGGGCCTTGAGACCGGCCCCGTCTTCGCCGTGCTGGATAGGCTGATGCGCGAGCATCTCGAACATCTGGCCGCGACGCCGCTGGGAGGGCTGTTCCATGCCGGCAGCGATTGAGCAAGGCCCCGCGCCGGATGGCTCCTTCCTCTGGAGGATCGACTGGGCCTGGCGCAAGGCCATGCGGCCCGAACCGCAGATCCCGGTGGCCGAATGGGCCGACCGCCACCGCATGCTGCCCGATACCGCCGCCGAGCCGGGACGCTGGCGCACGGCGCGCACGCCCTACCTGCGCGAGATCATGGACACCCTATCCACGGGAAGCCCCTACGAACGCGTCGTCATGATGAAGGGCGCGCAGACGGGCGGCTCGGAAGCGGGGCTGAACTGGCTAGGCTACATCATCCAGAACGCCCCCGGCATCGTCATGCTGGTCCAGCCGTCCCTCGACATGGTGCGGCGGAACACGGTGACGCGCATTGATCCGCTGATCGCGTCCAGTTCCGTCCTTCGCGACCTGGTGGCGACGCCGCGCTCGCGGGACGCCGGCAACAGCCTGTTCCGCAAGTCCTTCCCCGGCGGCCAGTTGGTGATGACCGGGGCCAACTCCGCCATTGGCTTGCGCTCGACGCCGGTGCGCTACCTGTTTCTCGACGAGGTGGACGGCTATCCCGGCGACGCCGACGGCGAGGGCGATCCGGTGGCGCTGGCCATTCAGCGCACCGCCACCTTCAAGGGACGGCGGAAAATCCTCATGGTCTCGACGCCGACGCTCAAGGGATATTCCCGCATCGAGGCGGCGTTCGAGGAATCCGACCAGCGCTACTACCATGTGCCCTGCCTCCATTGCGGCAACATGGCGCCCATCACCTGGGCGCGCATACGCTGGCCCGAGGGCCGACGGCGGGACGCCTTCCTGGTCTGCGAGGCCTGCGGCGGCATTCACCAGGAGCACGACAAGGCTGCTCTGCTCGAACGTGGTGAATGGCGCCCAACAGCACAGGGCGACGGGCGCACGGCAGGATTCCATCTCTCGGCGCTTTATTCCCCCTGGGAGACCTGGGCCGAGATCGCCGTCGAGCACGGCAAGGTGCGCAAGGACCCGCCACGACTGCAGGTCTGGGTCAACACCAAGCTGGGCGAGTCCTGGGAGGACCAGGCCGGAGACACCGTGCCCGCCGATCCGCTGATGGACCGGCGCGAGGACTGGGGCGACGATCTGCCCGAAGGCATCGCCGTGCTTACCGCCGGCGTCGATGTCCAGGGCGACCGGCTGGAACTGCAGGTCGTCGGCTGGGGGCGGGACGAGGAATCCTGGGTAATCGATTACCGGGTGATCTGGGGCGATCCGTCCGGGCCGCGCGTCTGGGCCGATCTCGATCTTGCCCTGCAGGGCACCTACGTCCACGCCAAGGCGGTGTCCGATCTGCCGATCCGCGCCGTCGCCATCGACACCGGCGGCCACCACACCAAGGCGGCCTACGAGTTCTGCCGCACCCGGCTTGCTCGCCGCGTCTGGGCCATCAAGGGACGTGGCGGTCCCGGCGTTCCGGTCTGGCCGCGCCGTCCGACCCGGACCAATAAGGGCAAAATCCCACTGTTCATCGTCGGCGTCGATTCCGTCAAGGACGCCGTCTACGCCCGGCTCAAGCTCACCGAACCCGGACCCGGATTCGTACACTTCTCCCGTGACCGGGATGCCGAGTACTTCCGCCAGCTGACCGCCGAGCGGGTTCTCACCCGCTTCGAGAAGGGCCGCCCCATCCGCTCATGGCAGCCGAAGCGCGACGGCGAGAGGAACGAGGCCCTGGATACCTTCGTCTACGCCTCCGCCGCCCTGCAGGGGCTGATCAGCATGGGGCTCAGGCTGAACGAGGAGGCCAAGACCATGGCGGCGGCGAAATGGCGGTCGGAGGCACCGGCCATTCCCGCGAAGCCAGCACCGCCCGTCATCCGGTCGGTGTGGATGGAGTAATACATCACAGCCGTATCACCGCGTCTGGATCGCCCACCGCCAGGGCGCTCATATAGGCGAGGCAAAGGTCGCGGGATTTGTAGCGGCCATGGGCTTCGGTTTCCTGGCGCTCGACGATGGGGAAGGTCGAATAGACGTAGCGCACGTCGTCACGCTCGGTGACGCCGTAGAGATGGAAGTAGAGGGCATCGAGCTTGGCGCGCAGGTGCAGGCGGCGCTCCTCGTCCCAGGCGAACGGCGGTTTCACGTCGCCATTTTCATTCACATATCCCATGCCGCGTGCGAAGGGCGCCATGTCGTGGGCCGTGTAGGTCAGTTCCAGAACCGCCTCACGGACGATCTCGCCCGCTGTTTTCGGACCGAAACAGACCGCATCGTAGTGGTCTGGCGGAACAACGGGAAGTTGTTCGACGATGTACCAATTCAGGTGCTGGCCTTGGATCTTCTGCCTCGCAACGAAATCGAAGGCCATGGAATTGAGATTACCCAACCCTAGTGCAACCCAGTTTCCGAAAGCCGCTTCCCTTCCCGTTTCGGGGAGCAACACCGGCAGCGTGTTGCCCACCCCGGAGAACGGGATTAGCGAGGCGATCATCGATCGCACATTTGTCGGTGCTGTAATTTCCTTGAACCCGAGAATCCAGTTCGAGCATGGATGCCAATGGCACTCGCTGTCCGCCACCCAGAACTGGGGATCGGGCAGCCAGTCCGGGTCCTGGTGTTGAGCCAGGGTCGCTGGTTCTGGCTGGGCTGGGCGGTGCTGGTTCTCCGGATTGATGACGACTTTGGCAGCGCGGTGGTCGTAGGCTTGGACCATCTTGCCCTCGTACAATGGCACCCATTCGCCGCTTGGGCTGCCGAAACGGTTGCCGCCGAGGGGGTAGGCGCCCTCCCGCTCCTCCAATTCCTGGCGCGTCCGAAACAGGCCGGAATCGTTGGTCATATGAAACATGGTCGCGTACTTGACCGGCCACGCCTTGATCTCGGTTCCGTTCGAGCGGTCCACCAGGACCGGCAGACGGCCATAGATCGCCGTTGTCAGGTCGGCGGCCCGGCGCGAACGGAAGATGGGCGCGGTACCGGTGTTGGGATTGACCCGCGCGAAATCCTCCGCCGTCAGCGGGAAGCAACGCTCGGGATCGTCGAGTTCCGAGACGTCCTGAAGGAAGAAGGCGCAACGGGCGGGATCTGGGGTCGGGGAGGGGCTGGCGACGAAGGCGCAAAACTTGAAGCGGCTGTCCACGTCGGGAAAAAATGGCTCGGCATTATAGCGCGTGCGTCGGTTCTCGAAATCATACAGCGCCTTCAGCCGCCCCTCCGTCGCCACCCCCTTGAAGAAGTTCGCCGCCGTCTTGTCGGAAGCGATGCCGGACGGCGTCAGCAGCCCAACCATGCCGCTCGGCTTCACCAGGGTCATGGCGCGCTCGACGAACAGGGAATAGAGGTTGATATCGCCGCCCGACAGCAGGGGATAGTCGCAACAGGTCCGCGCCATGCGGATCGCCGTCTCGGCCCGCGCGCTGGCCTTGCCGAAATCTCGGGCGAGCGGGTCTCCGGCCTCCTCCAGTTCCGCGATCATGCGCTTGCGGCCGGCGGCGCGCTGAGCCAGGGCGATCTCGCGACGTCGCGCGGCGAACCATTCGACCTGTTGCAGCTTCATCCGGTCCCAGGGCGGGTTGCCGATGACGGCGTCGAAGCCGCCGTACAGACCGACGCTCTGCCAGTCCGACCAGACGCCGGGGAAGATAACCTGCCAGTTGAGGAACCTTTCTTCCCCGACCAGTTCCATGGCCCTGTCCAACAAGGCGGCGAACCGGTCGGCCTCCGGGCGTCCGTTCCCCACCTCAGCCTTGCCCAGGGCGATGTCGATGGGATCGCCGAACTGACCGTCGAAAAAAGCGTGCAGCGCCGCGCGATCATCCCGGTCCCGGATGTTCAGCCAGTCGAAGGCATGGACCAGGGCCAGGAAGGCGTCCAGCGGCGCGGTCATTTCCCGCACCTCGTCGAACACGTTTGCGGACCGGTGCGCCTCGGTGATTTCCGCGTCCGTCAGGTCTTCGATGATCTGCATCGAAGTGGCCGCGCGCGTGGCCCTTGTGATCGGACCGTGGAGCAGCAGCGGGCTTCCCTGTTCGGTCGCTTTGTCGATACCCTTTCGGACCCACAGGCCGAACAGGCTGTCGCCGCAGCGCAGATGGTGGTCGAGGAAACTCAGCGGCGCACCGACGGTGAAGGTGTGCAGCCACAGCGCCACCTTGGCCAGTTCGACCGCCATGGAGTTCTTGTCGACACCGTAGACGCAGCGCTTGAGCACCATGCGGCGGATGATGTGGCGGTCGTCGAGTTGTTCCGGATCGATGGTCCAGCCGCGATCTTCGGCATTGGCCATGATCGTGTTGCGGATCACGTCGATGCGGTCGGAAAGCGGCGAGACGTAATGCTCGACCAATGCTTCGGCCTCCGCCATGGCGGCGATCACGTGATCCGCCAGGACGTCGACCAGACTGACCAGGAAATGCCCGGAGCCCATGGCCGGATCGCAAATCTTTAACTCCAACAGGCGTTCTGCAGGATCGAGTGGTTTGAGCCTCCCGATCCGGCGATCCTCGGGAAGCCTGTTCCTGGCCAGTTCCTCGATCTTCGCCTGAAAAGCCTGCATCCGATCATGAACCAGAGGTTCGATGGTTTCCTTGAGGATCAAGCCGACCAGGTCGTCGGGAGTGTAGTAACTGCCCGATCCCTTGCGCGCAAAGATGTTTGGGCGCACGACGATCTCTTCGCCATCGCGGGTCACTTCATGTTCGAGCAAGCGCTCGTAGATTGAGCCCAGTTGCTGGACGCTCAGGTCGCGGTAATTGATGTAGTGGCGGCCGTCCGGTGTCTGCTCGAACGAAAGGGCGTCGATCACGTCGGCCATGACCTGATCGCCGAGGCGAATCCGGGCGAGCAGCGGCGTGCGTTCCTGATCGAAGAGCCCGCCGTTGTAGGGCGGCAGGCCAATGGAGGCATCGCCCTGGTCGATGGCCCGGCACAGATCGTCCAGGGCGGACCAGTACCGGGCGGCAGTGGCGGAGAAGGTGTCGTTCCTGCCCTTCCGGCTCCCGACGTCCCCCCGGACCTTCTCGCGAAGGCCGTAATCGTCGTAGCGCTCGTCGCGAACCGGAAGCAGGTCGCGGTCCTCGGCGTAGAGAATGAACAGCAGGCGATAGAGAAGGATCAGGGCCGCCTCACGCACCTCTTGCAACGGCACCTCCGGTTCGGCGGCGGCGATGGCGCGGGCCAACTTGGGGAACACCTGCCCAAACACGAGGTCGGAAAGATTGGTGGCGACCCGCTCTTCGTAGAACCGGCCTTCCTCCAGAGCGTGCTGATGAAAGGTGCGCCGATCGACGGTGTCGGGCAGAAACGCCTGCCTGCGGAAGCAGAGAACGAAGACCTTCAGCCAGTGGCGGCGATCTTCCTCGGAGAGCGCGAACAAACCCTCGCTATGCCCGGGGAGTTCCAGGACCGAGGCCAGATCGACATCGAAGAACTGCTCGGAGACGGACCTTGCGCCCTGGTAATAGAGCCGCCACCGCACACCGTTGGTGAGGATTCCCCAGCGGAGCTTCCCGGTGGTCAGGTCGTCGATCCGGCGCAAATAGCGAAGCATCTGGGTCGAGGGGGCGGTTTCCTCGCCTCGACGCCCGGACCGGCGGTCGAGGGGGCGCAGCCAACGCTTCGATTCGACGACCGCAAGGCCGAATTGGTACCGCTTCCATTCCTCGGCAAACCCGTTGGCATGGTCCTTCGCGGCATCATCCGCGAATAGCAGTCCGTCCGGCACATCCTCCCGCCCACGGGGCGTCAGGTTCTGTTGGCGCAGACTCGACATCCAGCCAAGGTTTTAAAGGATGGGCCAGATCAGGTCATCCTCGGTCTGGCTTTCGTTGGGTGTCTGCGTGATCGGGAACCGGTCGAACACGCTCCGAGCCGAATCACGAAACGTATCAACCGCCGCATCGTCGAGCGCCGCCCAATCCGCCAACCGGGTGATGGAATCTTGTAAAAAGCCGTTGGCGAAAAGACTTCCCTGGAATGCGTTTTCAATGCTCACGGTTCGCGTCGACCCTTCGTTCGGGTGTTCTCACGCCGCGTGCTGGACGCGCTTCACCTTGATCTCGTCAGCATGTTCCATGGCCCGGGCGAGATCGTAGGCGGCCTGGAGCCGGTACCATGTTTCCGCGCCGCCGCCGAAGGCCTTGTCGAGACGGATCGCCATCTCCGGCGAGATGCCGGAATGGCCGTTGACGATGTCCGACACCTGCTTGCGGCTGACGCCGAGCCGCTTGGCCGCCTCGGTAATGCTGAGGCCCAACGGCTCCAGACAATCGTGACGCACCGACAATCCCGGATGGGGAGGGTTCTTCATCGCCATGTCTTCGTCCTCCTAATGGTAGTCGACCAGATCCACGTCGCAGGCATGCACGCCGTTGAAGCGGAAGACGATGCGCCAGTTGCCCGAGACGCTGACCGACCAGAATCCCGCCAGATTGCCCTTCAAGGGGTGGAGGCGGTATCCTGGCAGGTCCATGTTGGCGGGCTCGGTCGCCTCGTCCAAACGGGCCAGGATGCGCTCCACCTTGTCGGCCTGCTCGGGCGACACCCGGCGCCGATCCCCTTTCTCGTAGAGGAGCTTCAGCCCCTTGTGCCGAAAGCCGACGATCACAGGGAAAGTGTAACCCGTCACCTATCATTTTACAATCCCCGTAGTGCCCTCTCTTGATGTCATACATTCCCAAACTCTCCGAATAGCCAGGGAATCCGCGCCGTGGGAGAATCGGCGGCATGCGGACTCTCTTTCAGAAGCTTCTCGGCCCCATATGGCCCAGCAACGGCCGAACTCGATCCTTTGACGCGGCGGGCGGTGGCCGCCGCTGGGAACAGGCGCGCACCGTCGACGGCCTGAACGCGGCGATCCTGGCGGGCGCGACCACGGCGGCGCGCCGCGCCGGATGGTACGCGCGGAACAATCCGTGGGTCGCGACGGCGGTGGACAGCCTGGTCGGCAACGTGGTCGGCGCCGGCATCAAGCCGCAATCCACCCATCCCGACCGCGCCGTGCGCGAGGCCCTGCAGGCGCTTTGGCTGCGCTGGACCGACCGTGCCGACGCCGGCGGCCTGGCCGACTTCCATGGCCTGCAATCCATGGCGGTGCGGGCGATGATCGAGAGCGGCGAGAGCTTCGCCCGTCTCCGGGTTGCGCCCGAGGCCGGTTCCTCCGTTCCCCTTTCCATCGAGCTTCTGGATCGCGAGCAAGTCCCGACCGACCTGCATCGCGAGATCGGCGGCGGGGCGCGCATCCGCGCCGGCATCGAGTTCTCTCCTGCCGGCCGCCGCGTCGCCTACCGGGTGTTGTCATGCCGCCCGGGCGACCCGCTTGGTCCCCTCCGCATGGACCCCCTGCGCGTTCCCGCCGCCGATTGCCTTCACCTGTTCAAGCCGCTGGCCGCCGGGCAGCTGCGCGGCATCACCTGGCTGGCTCCGGTCCTGCTCCGCCTCCACGAGCTTGATCAGTTCGAGGACGCTGCCCTGGTCAAGGCCAAGGTGGCGGCGCTCTTCACCGGCTTCATCACCGACCCGGACGGCACCGCGGGCGGCCTGTCGGGAACCAACAATTCCGGCGTCCTCACCGTCGGCATGGAGCCCGGCAGCCTGATCCCGCTGCCGCCCGGAGCCGATATCCGGTTTTCCAACCCGACCGAGCACGACGCCTACGCGCCCTTCGTCAAGAACCACCTTCGCGCCGTCGCTGCTGGAATGGGCCTGCCCTACGAACTGGTCTCGGGCGATTTGGAGGGCGTCACCTATTCCTCGATTCGCGCCGGGCTGATCGAATTCCGCCGCCGCGTCGAGCAGCTGCAACACAACGTGGTCGTTCACATGTTCTGCCGCCCGGTATGGGAACGCTTCGTCCGCCTCGCCGTGCTGTCGGGCGACCTGCCGGCCCATGATTTCGACCGGAACGCCGCCGCCTACCTCGGCTGCGAATGGCTGCCGCCCAAGTTCGACTACGTGGACCCGAAGAAGGACGTGGAGGCGGAGATCCTCGCCATCGACGCCGGCCTCAAGTCCCGCACCCAGGCCATCTCCGAGCGCGGCTACGACGCCGAGAACATCGACGCTGAGATCGCCGCCGACAAGGAGCGCGCCGACGCCCTCGGCCTCTGCTTCGAGCACCGCCGGCCTGTACAGCAACAGGAGGCTGCCAATGCCTGACGCCATCACCCTGATCACCCGGCGCGCCAGCTTCGCGCCCCGGTCCGTCAACCCCGACGACCGTACCGTCGATGTCGTCTGGTCCACGGGCGCGCCCGTCAAGCGCCGTGATTTGGACGGCAGCTACATCGAGCGCCTGAGCCTCGATCCCAAGGCCGTGGACCTGTCCCGGCTGATCGGCGCAAGCGTCCTCGATGCCCATCGCCAGACGGCCGTGCGCGACGTGCTCGGCACCGTCCGCGACGCCGCCGTCACCGGCAAGGAAGGCACCGCGACCATCCAGTTCTCGGCCCGGCCCGAGGTGGAGCCCATCTGGCAGGACGTCACCGCCGGCATCCTGCGCCATGTCAGCGTCGGCTACTCGGTCGAGGAATGGGCCGACGGTAGCGAAGACGGCCAGCGCGTCCGCACCGCGACCCGCTGGACGCCGCACGAGATTTCCCTTGTCCCTTCGCCCGCCGATCCGGGCGCAACCGTTCGCATGGAGGAAAGCATCATGGAACCGCAAACCGCCGCGCCCGAGGACAAACCGGCGCGACCCACCGACACCGACGACAACGCCGGGGCCGACGATGTTCGTACCCGCGCCGCCATCAACACGGAGATCCGCTCCATCGCCCGCGTCGCCGGGCTGGACCAGGCCTTCGTGGACGGCCTGATCGACCGCCAGGCGGACGCCGACGAGGCCCGCCGCGCCGCCTTCGAGGAATTGGCCAAGCGGGGTGGCGGCGACATCCGTACCGAGCGGACGCGGGTGGAATTCGTCGAATCCCACGACGAGCCCGAGACCCGCGCCCGGCAGATGGGCGAGGCCCTCTATGCCCGGATCAATCCGAGCCACGAGCTTTCCGAGCCGGCCCGGCGCTATGCCCATGCGACGCCGGTGGACATGGCCAAGGAACTGCTGACGCTGAGGGGTTTCCAGACCACCGGCCTGTCGCCCGCCTCCCTCATCACCCGGGCGCTGCACACGACGTCGGACTTCCCGATCATCCTGGGCGACACCGTGGGGCGCACCCTGCGCGACGCCTATCAGGCGGCACCCTCCGGCATCCGCCGCCTGGGCCGACAGACCTCCGCCAAGGATTTCCGCTCCATCAACAAGCTGATGCTGGGCGAGGCGCCCATGCTGGAGAAGCTGAACGAGCACGGAGAGATCAAGGCCGGAACCATGACCGAGGCCCGTGAGGCCTACAAGGTGGAGACCTGGGCGCGCAAGATCGGCATCACACGCCAGGTGTTGGTCAACGACGATCTCGGCGCCCTCTCCGACCTCGCGCGGCGCATGGGACAGGCCGCCGCCGAGACCGAGGCCCGCATCCTGGTCGATCTCCTGGAATCCAACACCGGCAACGGCCCCAAGATGGACGACGGCAAGGTCCTGTTCCACGCCGATCACGGAAACAAGGCCGGGACCGGCGCCGTCATCTCGGATGCCACCCTCTCCGCCGCGCGCCTCGCGCTGAGGACGCAGCAGGGCCTTTCCGGCCAGCCGATCCGGGTGACGCCCAAGCACCTGCTGGTGCCGCCCGCCCTGGAAACCGAGGCCGAGAAGTGGCTGGCCACGGTAGCGGCGGCCAAGGTGGCGGACGTGAACCCGTTCTCAGGGAGCCTGTCCCTGGTGGTCGAGCCCCGGCTGGCGAGCGCCACCCGCTGGTACGTCACCGCCGATCCGTCCGAGATCGACGGCCTCGAGTTCGCCTACCTCGCCGGTGGCGAAGGGCCGCAGGTGGAGAGCAGGTCCGTCTGGGACGTGGACGGCATCGAGATCCGGGTGATCCTGGATTACGGCGCCGGCTTCGTCGATCACCGGGGCTGGTACGCCAACGCGGGCGCGTAATGGCCGACCTCGCCCAACTGACCGCATGGCGTGATGCGCTGATGGAGGCCCGCTACAAGGGCGTCCGCACCGTCGAATACGACGGCAAGCGCGTCACCTATGCCACCGACACGGAAATGGCCAACGCGCTGGCCGACCTCGAACGCCGGATCGCCGGCGCGGGTCAGGCCCAAGTGTCGGTCGTGCGCGTTCAATCCTCGAAAGGAGTCTGACCCATGAAGACGTTCATCCAGGAGGGAAACATCGTCTCCGTCACGGCGGCGGCCAATATCGCCAGCGGCGACGGCGTGCTCGTCGGCAGCATCTTTGGCGTCGCGGCGGCAGACGCCGTGGCCGGAGAGGAGGTCGAAATCGCCACCACCGGTGTCTACGAGCTACCGAAGCTCTCGACCGCCGTCATCGCTCAGGGCGGTCGGGTGGCATGGGACGACACGGCGAAGGAAATCGTGCCGCCGGGCATCGGCCTCTACCCCGTCGGCACCGCGACCGAGGCGGCCGGGAGCGGCGTGACGAAAGTCAAGGTGCGGCTCGACGGGATCGCGACGGTGGGTGTGTAAAGCCCAGTATGGGCTTCAACTCTCAAGGCCACTTGGATTTCATCGTCGATAGCACCACGTTTAGAACTGCCTGCGCCTCAAGATCGTAGCCGTTTATCATTTGACGCAGATTGAAAATGGAGTGTGTTGACCTGCGAGTGCACGCGTCCCACGTCTCATACTGAATTCGGTCATACTCGCCGAAGGAACGGCCCATGAACGTCCGCTGCGGAGCGCGTACGCCGTGGGATCGGTTCGCGGGGTGACCAGCACACAGATGACGCTTGTCGCGAAGGCTCGACCAAGACGATCCGGCCTGAATAGTTGGGGGACTCCCAACGACGGCCTGATGTATCTGGAAAATCGCATCTTGCTGGATATCGATTGCCTGCATTACGCCCCAGAATTCAAGGTAGGCGCACATTGGGTCAGTCGAAAAGTCGCGATCCATATGAACCGCCACTGCTTCGCCAGTATCCTGAATTAGGTACATTGAAGTGTAATAGACAGCATACGCGTCCGCGTTCCGAGGTTGGAAGAAATGGTTTGGGCCGGCCGATGATCTGTGAAACTGATCGTAGATTTCGGACCGGACCTTTAGGAGGTATTCCAT